GTGAGCTGAACCGCTTGCGCCCTGCGCCAATCCGACCCCGCCGGAAGCCGCGCTGCCAGCCGCATTTCCTTGCCATCAGCCCGCAACGGCACCGCGCCATTTACCCCCGGCGAACCGTAGGCTGTGAATGTCTCCATGCGGTCGTTGTCCGCCGCAATCGCCGCGATCTGCATGGCCCAATCGTCGGACTCGACAACCGCCTGCGCTTCGCTGACGAACGCCCGCTGGCCCGGAGAAGGCTGGAATGCGCCCAACTCCCAATCCGCCTGCATGGCAGGGCCGTTGAACGTCTGGTATGTGGCCGTGCTGCCGCTGGACACAAATGCGCCCAGCACCCGGTCCCCGGCCAGCCAGACTTCGCTGTCCAGCGAGGGCGTGACGTCCTCCAGCGTGGCAAACAGAAGGTCCAGGTCTTCCAGCGTGGTGGCGTCCACCCGCGACCCCACCAGCCAATCCGCCGTCACGGTTGCGGTGGAAAAGCGCCCCTGCTCCCAGGAGTAGATCAGCAGCCGATCCTTGACGGTTGAACCAACCGACTTGAACGACCAGATGATGGATCGGTTGGCCCAATCCACCGCCGCCTGCGTCTCGTTGATTGCCCCTTGGTCCGCCTCACCAAAGAACCACTTATTCACCTTCTGGCTACCAATCGGCACAAACTCGGAACCGTTGGTCATCCAGAAGCCGTCTTGGCTCAGAAAATACGTCTGCGAGCCAATCGTTGCGATGCTGAACGGCGCGACGCAGCCCCGATCCTCGGACACAAGGGAAACCTGCCATACAGTGGGCGGCCCGACATACTGCACCAGCGAAATGCCCCGCTGCTGAAACACCATCGGATAGCGACCACCGACAAGCCCCGTGATTTCACCCAAGCGCGGGTCCAGATCGGCGAAGCCTGCCTGTGTCAACCGGCTGGCCGTCCACGATCCGGCGGGGCTGTTGAAGCTGGACCACTGAATTCGCGTCGGGGCGCCCGCGATGTAGCCAAGCATCAGGAAATCCGCGAACCGTTCGCAGTATTTCGCCTTGGGCGGGCTGCCCGGCAGCGTTGACCATACCAAATCCGTGTCGATGTCGGTCAGGTAGTAGGGGTCATTCGCCAGCGTGGTCGCGAACACGAAGTCGTTGAACTGCGCGAAGTCCCAGAACTCGCCCGACGTGACGGCCGAAGCGGTGGCCGTCTCGGTCGCCGTGGATCCGGACCGCACAAACAGGGTCTGCGACGCGCCCCCGGCAATGATCGGCGTTCCGTCGTTGCGGAAGAACAGTTGTGCCCCCAAGACTGGAGCCAGAAACGTGCTGGCCGTGCCCCCGCCTGACTGTGTGACCGTAGTGGCCTTCTCGTCCGCTGAGAAGAAGGGCGCATAGCCTCCTTCCGCCGGGACGCAGTTGTTCGCCACGATGCAGCCGGGGTTGTTCTGCTTCGGGAACGCGGGCAGAAACTCGCCGAGGGGGACCTCAATCGTCGGCATCAGTCACAGGACCTCAAGCGCCCGGTTGCCATCTTCTGATTGCCCTCGCGCACCAGTTCTTCCCAAGCCGCCGTCTCATAGACTTGAAAAGCCTGCGCCCGCTCGCCGTCCTGAAGAAACTTGCGGCAGATAGCGGAAGCCGCAGCGTTCTCGATCAGTTCCTGCGCCTGGTCGAACCACACGCTTTCGTCCGTTGCCGCGCTGGGAACAATAGGCTTCACCACGACGGAAAGTGTCAGCGTGTCCACCCCTGACGGAGTGGGCCACAGCCCGATTTGCCCCGCGTAAAGCGCGAAGTATTCGGGGTCGCCGCTTGAGCCGGTCACGTCGTAGCGTTCTTCGAATTCGCTGTATCGGATCTGATAAAGCGGCTCGTCGTCCGGCTGCCGCATGTACTCGATCTTCTGGATGTCCTGGACGGAAACCGACGTGCGGGTTGCAACGCTCTGAACGCCCGCACCGGCAGACAGGTCCACAGCGGTATAGAACCGCTGCCCCGCCACCGTGGTCAGAGTTGCCCCGCGCACCTCATGCAGCCACGACACGCGCCGATTATAGCGCACAATCGCAAGCTGGATTTCGCGGTCAATCTGGGTGCTGAGGTCGGATCGCGAAAGCTGGTCCGCGATCCGGTTCCGCACATCAAGGAGTGTCGTCATTCTTCACCTTGCGCGGTCTGCCCCTGCGTTTGGGGGCTTCCTCAGCCTTGGGTGGCTCAGGCGACTTCTCAGCCGCCTGCTCCGTGTTGAGCATCCGGCGCACTTCTTCACGCGCCAGAAGAACCTGACGCCGCCGCATCAGGGCGTCCCTGCCATCAGTTCCCAGTTGGTGCCGTTCGACACCAGCAAGGCCCAAGCCCCATCCGTAGCCGCAAGAATGGCCGTGCCAGCGGCACCACCAGCGCGCGGAATGACGTTCGACGATGCCGAAACAACGGTGAACGCCTGAATGGTCTTGATCCAGAAGAACCGGCCAGGGCACGACGCAGCCGCCGGAAGCGTGACGGTGTTTGTCGCGCCCCGGTCGCTGATGACGAAGGTTTCGTTGTCCGCCAAGGTGAAGTCAGCGGTCTTGGTCACGGGGATGGCTGCTGCCGGTGCCCCGAAAACCAGTCGCTGATCCTTGTGGACGTCCCACACATCACCGATAGGCATCAGTAGCCGCCCTTCTTGCCGCCCTTACCGGACGCTTCCTTCGGCGGCTTGGAGTTGGTTTGCTTTCCCATGTCAGTCTCCTTGGGGAATGAGAAAAGCGGGGCCATTACAGCCCCGCCGCCGTTCAGGTCGTCTGGCGAACGATGTAGTTGATGTAGATCAGCGCCGCGCCCGTGGTGCTGTCGGTGTTCACGACCGCCGCCGTCACGCGGGCGGGCTTCGTGAAGTACAGGTTCGCGGCGGAAACCACGTCCCCGGCCTGATGGCCAACACCCACGTCGAGGTCCAGCGCGGTTTCGGTGAAGGCGTTCGGATCGGCGGTGTAGCCTTCTTCCGAATTGTCAAAACCGATGTCCACTTGCTCGTTGCCGGTCCCAGACCAAGCCGCGTAGACGCCCGCGCCGGAGCCGATCACCAGCGAACCCGCCGGAAGCCAGCCCAGCACGACCGTCCCGGTGGTCGTGGCGTTGGTCAGATAGTAGGACAGTTGATGCACCACTTGCTGGTGAACAACGGTGCCTTTGCCTGCATTTAGTCCCATCTGTCAGCCCTCCTTATGCTGCGGTCGGGCGCGCGGCATACGTCGAAACCACGATGGTCCCGAAGTCTTCCGCGTTGGTGGAGGAGTTGTCTTCCGGGATGTACTTGGTCTTCTTCAGACCCCAGATGCACCCGGCAGCAACGCCGAACTGGTTGCCGTAATCGAACATCTCCTCAACCCACGTGAAGCGGGTTGCCCCGTTTTCCGAGCCAAAGGCGATGGTGGCAGCCTGCGCGCCGCACAGGACCGCGCGACGGGTGTTGGACACCGCTGCGCCCGTGGACGAGTTGACGCCGTTGGTGACGCGAGCCGCCTTGTGCAGCACGACGCCGTTGTAAATGCCGAGCGCGCCCGAGAAGATCGGGTTGTCGCCGACATCGCCACCCATCAGTGCGGCCTTCTGGATGTCCTGCCACTGGCCCGCCGTGGTCGAGGTGCGCAGGTCGTAGACCTGGTCGTCATGCAGGAACATGACGTAGTAGTCGTCGCCCTCGTAGCGGATCGGGCGGATCATCGGCCCGGTCGAGTTGGCAATCGAAGCGGTTTCCGCGTAGTTGCGGGCCACATCGATGTAGGTCAGGTCGAACTTGTCGCTGGTGGTCAGCGACTGGTCGTTGGCCTGGTTGCCCGCCCGGATGATCCGGTTGGTCGACGGCGCGATGACCGTGTTGGACCCGGTGAAGCGCGTGTCCGTCTGGGCCGTGTTGCCGCAGATGTGGTTGAAGAACGCCTGGTCCATGCGCTGCGCCCACCAGTCGGCAAGGCGGTCACGCGAGACGCGACGCAGGTTGTACGGCACCCGCTGCTCGGTCATCCGGCCCTTGATGCGGGTCGCATGGCGAAGCTGGTCAATGCGAATGTTGTCGTCGAAGAACTGGAGGGCCTCTTCGCTGCCTTCCAGCGTGGCGTCACCGGCCACACCGTCGCCCTGAAGCTGAACGTTCAGGCCGCAGGTGATGTTGTCGCCAGCGGACTTTTTCAGGTCGATCTTCTCTTGGATCAGGCTGTCTTCGCCCTCTCCGATGAATTTGCCGATCCAGGCCATGCGATAGGCTTCCGCCGCAAGGCTCTTGGACCAGACGGAAACGGCGAGGGGATGGCCCACGCCAAAAGTCGTCTGCGCCATGATATGGCTCCATGTTGAGTTGATGTCAGTGGGGATTGCTCACCGTGACGCCGGAGCCGGGCGGGGCGCGTTTTACGTCCGCGCGGACGAAGCGGCAGATGCCGCGAACCGTGTAACCGGAGGGGGCGTCAGCCGCCCATGACCTTCCGCATGATTTCGTCGCGCTTGGCCTTCGGCATCGCCGCAAGCTCGGCCTCGCTCATCTTCGCCACGCTTTCCAGCGTCAGACCGCCGTCATTCGACGGGCCGCCAGCGGGGGCGAGGCTCTGCGTCTGGCGCTGCGCCTCTGCGAAGGCGTTCACTTGGGCTGCGGCCTGTTGAGCCGGTGCGGGCTGCGCGGCCTGCGGGCTGTAGCCGCGCATCTTGGCATAGGCATAGAACAGTTCCGCCGGGTTCTTGCCTGCGGTGTAAGCCTGTTGCACCAGCGCCCGCACATCCACCTCGATCTGCTGGGCGATCTGCTCCTGCGAATAGCCGTAAAACGCCAACTCCTCCTGGCGGCCCTTTACGGCATGCTGGAAGGCGTTGTCATAGTCGGGCGTCGTGGCCTTGAACTGCGCCACGTCGTAGTTCAGCCGCTGCATCACCTGCATTTCGTGCTGCGCTTCGGCCTGTTGCTGCGCCAGCGTCTGCATTTCCTCGGCGCGCTGCTTGATCTGGTCGATCTGCCACTGCTTGAACGCTTCCGGCTGCAAAACCGGGTCAGGCACCACGATGGGCTGCTCTTTCGGCGCGGTCAGGGCCTCGATCTGAGCCTGCATTTCGGCCAGATTGCGTTGGGTTTCCTGAAACTGCCGTTCGATTTCCTTGCGCCGCTCGCGCTCCTGGTGAAGCGCCTGTTGCGGCACCATGCCAGGAGGCGGCTTGGTCGCCTCGGGGGCCTCTGCGCCTTCGCCCTGGGGCTCTGGGGCCGGTTCCTGAAGCGTTACAGGTGCGGCAGGCGCCGGATCCTCAGCCACAGGCGCGGAGTCGGCCTGCATCGCCTGCATGGCGGCAGTTTCTTCGGCGGAAAGTTGTTCCATGTGGTCCCTATCGTTGGGTGAACGGAGCGCTGGCCGGGCGCGGTGAGGCCATCATTCCCGGCATCGCCGGGGGTTGCACGGGCGTCACGGCCTCCTTGACCGCGCGCATCCGATACAGTTCCGCCTGAGCCGTGTTTTCCTCGGCTTCAGAAGCGGTTTTCTGCAATTCCGCCTGCGCCGCCTGCATGGCAAGCTGCTGTTGCGGGTCTTGCTGTTGCTGCTGTGCGGCTTCCTGCGCCTTGGCGCGGACCTTCTCGGCAAAGCTGGACGGGAGCGGGCTGTATTCCAGGATGTCGGCCCAATCCTCAGCCGAAAGCCCCGCCGTTTGCAGGACCGGCATCATCTGCTGGATGACATTCCAGGTCCGCTCCTTCTCGTTCGGCGCGGCGGGGCTGTCGTCCACGATCACGTCAAACTTGCGGGTGTCCGAGGCGACCGCCAGCGGGACATACTGCTCCAGGCCCTTGCTGACGATCCGGACCAGCCGCCCGGTCGGGGCGATGAAGTTGACCAGAAACGACAGGATGACCTCGCCCTGCATCTTCCGGTAAAACCGCAGGCTGTCGAAATAAGTCGCGAGCGTGGTCATGCTGGCTTGGCGCCGCTGGTATTCCAGAACCCCGGCCTGCTGACGCTCTGCCATTCCCATCAGCTCAAGCGATACGCCCGACGTGTCGCGAATGGCCCCGATGGCGAACTGCGTCAGGTTCATCAGCGCGGCAGGCATCTGCACTTGAGGCTTGGGCTGGATCTTTCCGCTGGAGAGTGCGCCATCTCGCACGGCAACCGCGCTGTCCGCCGCAGCCCAGCCCTCCTCAAACGCCCGCGCGTCCTCAACCGCGCCCATCTCGTACATCACGCCGCCCTTGGCGTTCGAGTTGATGATGTGCAGCGTCTGGCTCAGCCACTTGTTGGCGAACTTCTGCGGGTCCATCATCACCCGCAGGATGCCGTAAAACCGCTTTTCCTTGCGGTCCCAGTTGCCCGTGATGGCCTTGAACGTGCAGGCCTCCTTGCAGGGCTGGTTCTCCAGGAGAATGCCGGATTTGCCGAGGAACGCCTGCTTCCACTCGTAGCGCGTGACGGGTCGGTTCGGGACGACCGCGTCCACCGGCATCACCTTGCCGATCTTGTCCCAGTCCGCCTTGGGCATCTCCTTGCGCTGACCATCCTGCGGATCGACGTATTCCACCGCACGGACACGCTCGCGCCACTGCACCTGCACGACGGTCACGGTGTTCTTGCTGGTCTGACCATCGCCCTGCCGACCGGACTTGTACTGGTCGCCGATCAGGTTCTTGTGCGCGCCTTCGGACTGTTGCGGCGCCTCGATCCAATCCGCGTTCAGTTCCGTGTCGTCGGCGTCGGGGAACATCTCCTTCGCCTCGGCCAGCGGGATTTCCCGAACCCGCGCAACCCGCGTTGCGTCCTGCAAGCCCTTGCGATGGGCATGGGCGTCCCAGCACATCTCCAGCGGGTCCATGCGCACGACGCGGGGCGCACCGTCGCTGTCGGTCGTGTAGTCCAACAGAGTTTCCGTCCAGCCCAGGCCGCAGATCAGGCTGTCTTCGAACGACTGACTTTCCTCGTCCTCGGCGTTGGCCTCGTCGCGGAACCACTCGGCCCCGGCGGTCAGGATTTCGTTGGGCTTGGCGTCCCCGATTTCGCGCGGAATGAAGCGGACCTCGGTGCGGTTGTTGATTTCCGAACCGCTCACCGAGGCGATGATGACCTGAACCCGGTTGAAAACGATGGGGACGCGGTTCTTCTCTTGCAGGTCGAGCTTTTCCGCGTCGGTCCACTGATGGCCATCGCGAAACGCATACTCCTCCTGCGCTGCCTCGCGCCACTTGCCGAGGGCCTGCCAGTCGGCGGCAACGTTGGCCTTGAGGGTTTCAAAGTCCACTGTCTTTGTCCTCAAGCTTGGCAGCGGCGAGCTTAAGCTCACGCTCAATGGCGCGCAGGTACACGGCCCGTTCGGCGTTGATCATCCCGATAAGCATTTGCGACGTGACCGGCGTCCACTTCGCCTTGTTGTTCCAGATTTCAGCAGGAATCATCAGGCAGCCCATGGGTTTGATGTGCGACGAGGCGCAGGTTTCGAAACGCGCGGGGCCTCATAGGCCACAGCGCCAAGCCCGAAGGCGTCCGCGCCATGCGATGACCAGTCGTGGTTTGGGCCAAGCCCAATGCCGCGCTCTTCGTCCCGCTTCTCGTGATACCAGCCAATCGCGTCGATGCCCGGCTGGCACTTCTCGTCAAACCACATGATCGGGAACAGCCGCCGCGCAGCCTCGACCCGCTTCATCGCCGCCCCGGCACCTTGGTTGGCGATGATCTGAACTTCGAACCCCGCCTGCCGCAGCGCGCTTTCGTAGCTGACATCGTGAACCCGGTCGTTGGTCGCGCCGTCATGCGGCAGGACACACAGGGCTTTTTCGTATCCGTTGGACCGCAGCCAGGCGATATGCGTTGCCAACGGCTGCCCTTGGGCTTCGTAGTAGTTCAGCCAGCGGATTTCCCGGCCAATGAACTGGCCAATCCAGATCGCGCAGGCATCCGCCTTGGCCCCGGTGCCGCCGATGTCCCAGTAGGCCCGGGTTGTCATCAGCGGGTCGCCAGCGACCTTGCCGATGCGGCCTTCCTTCTTGGCCGTTGCAATGGCCGCCGCGTAGTAGGCCCCGGCGTTTACCGTCACGTATCCGCCTTCCCAGATGTGGTCATACTGATCGGGGTTGTTCTTGAGGCAGTCGCGGCGCTCTTGCTCCAGCACCGCCGGGAACCATGGGTTATCCGACCAGTTGGCCCGCACCACCGTTGATCCTGTCGGCGGCGCGCCGCGCAGCATCAGGTCCACGGGATCGGACTTGCGGCGCGGATTCCAACTGAACCACATTTCCGACGCCAGGCCGAGGCGGCTGCTTTCCCAGCGGATCGTCGGGCGCAGAAGCTGCATGGACAATGGCGACAGGCTCTGCGCCTCTTCGACCCAAGCGCGGTGAAAGCCCTCCAGCGACTTGATGCTGTCCGCCGTGTGGTCCTGCATCCCCTGGAAGATGATGACGCCATCGCCAGGCGTCTTGATCGCCTCGTTGTAGACCTTGAACCCGTCACGCTCGCCCAGCCCGTATTCGGCCAGCTTGGATTCAATCAGCGACTTTGCCGAGTGCTTGAGTGACTTCTGCACTTCGCGGATGCACACCACCCGCAAGCCTTCGCCCGCGTCGCCGGGAAAGCGCATGGCGTCTTCCGGGATCAGCCCGGCGAAAAACTGCGACTTGCCCGAACCTCGGCCACCCCATGCGCCCTTGTAGCGGGCCGGATGCAGAAGCGGCTCGAAAGCCTCGGCGGTGTCAATCGCCAGCGTTGCGGCTGACAATGCGTCTCTCGATCACGTGGCGAATGGGGTTGTCCTCATCGCCTTGGTGAACGTTGTGGTTCAGATCGGGCAGCACTTTCTTGAGCAGCGCGACGCCAGCTGTGACTTGGGTGCCGCTCATTTCGCGACGTCCCTCCACATGCTCAATCAAGGCGTTGAGGATATTGCTGTTTTGGATTTTAACCCGGTGGCTGTCGTCCATGCGAAAGCCCGGGGGTCTTCCCTTGCCTGCCATGCGTCAGCACTTGCGGCCAGAGCCGCCCTTTTTCTTGCCCTTGGCTTTCATGGGAGCCTCCAAAAGCAGGCGCTTAAGCCTTTGCCTGTGACGCGGCGATGATTGCGTAGACCGCGCCCTGCGTCAGGCCCGCTTTGAGCAGGGCCTCGCGCTTTTCCATCATGGGAATGTCGCGCGCCATGATTTGCCGGATGGTTTCTTGCAAAGTCGTCGTCACTACACACACCAAAGCTTACGCAGCGGCGCGTCCGCGACCCCTTGGGCGGTGGACGGCTGCGCCCTGACCGGTGAAGACCTGGTGCAGGTTCTGGCCGCGATTGTATGCGAAGCGGCGCACATGTCAAGATGTTGAGGTTACTTTGGGTGACTTCCTGATCCAAGCTTCTGGAACGTTCGGCGTTTCAATGCCGCTTGTTCGGACCAAACCATAATGAGCGGATTCTGAGTCTGGTTTTCGAGCGACAGACCGCGCTTGCCGATCCTTCCACGCGGCCATCGCATGTTTACCTCCCATTTCCCACATTACGTCCTTTGGATTTCCCATCATCCCACCTTCCTCACATGCAGCGGGTCCATCCGCATTGTTCCCCATTCCAGCCCGTTCAGGCTGACCTCGATTTCCGGCAGTTTCGACGCCGCGCGCTCTACCATCGCCCCGAATGCCACGATCTGGCCCGCAAACGGCCCGCAGATGACCTCTAGCAGGTCGCCGGGGGTGTAGGCCTGCATGACGCGCAGCGCCTCTCTGCGGGCCTCTTTGGAGGCTTCCCGGTCGCGCATGATTTCGACGGCCCGGTCTATCTCGGCTTCCTTGGCGGTGAAAGTGGCTTCGACGGCGTCGATGAAGTCCTGCACCTTGCGCGCTTCGGCGGGCGGGACGCCCATGAGCGAGCGAAGGTACTTGATGTCCTTGAGCCAGTGCCACTGCTCAGCGGTGGCTTCCACGAAGACGTAGTTGCCGAGGTAGGGGAGGATGCGCTTTTCCGGC